ATTTGCCATAGGCGAGCGCAATCCGACCCGGCTCACTGTAGGTATCAACGATGTAATTGGCCGCTGCCCATTCTGTCAGCACGCCCGCAATACTTTTATATTTGAGCCAAGTCACGGATTGCAAGGGCGGATGCGGGATCTCAATATCGCCGTCCGGCAGACTGTCCAGGAAATAATCCCAGGTCTGCGTAACATAGAGTCGGCCCGAGAAGGCTTCGCAATATTTGCGCGCCGCCACCAGATATTGGGCAATCAATGCATCATCGGTCGTGCTGTCGATAACCAGATGCGCCTTTGCCAAGTCGTATAACGATACTGGCTCAACCGCCGGCGCCGTTACGAGTTTTAGTGACATTAGAAATTGCCCTCTTGGACATAAAAGGCGCCCTGCTTGGCTGCTTTGCCGATTCCGGTTGAATACCAATGATAGAGATATTTTTTGTATTCATCGGCATTGACATCGACGTGGTAATTGCCAGTGGAGTCTTTTACCAATGACGCATCTGTGCCATAGGTATAGATAGTCGTAACGCCCGCCGGAGTTGTGAATTGGAATTTTACTGCGGCGGGATCCATTGCAATCCCGGCCGCAGTAGCAAAAATCACGCTGCAACGAACCAGATCGCCTTTATCGTAGATATTCATGACCTGCTCGCATCCGATATGGTGGCGCTGTATACAGCCGCATCCGATATGGTGGCGCTATGCACAGCAGCATCCGATAGAGTGGCGTCCAGATGACCGCCACTGACTACGCTGCCATCATTCCACATTGCTTCATCCCATCGCATACTACCGAACATTAGGCTACTCTCACGACCAATTGATTCATCAATTGAATTATTTCGGCGAACGCGCGCAATGGGTCCACAAATACCGCCGGATCATAAAATTCATCTTCCCATGGAGCGAATTGATTCACTCGCAAATTTGTCCTGCTCTTCAGTAGATTCATGTTTTCGGCATGCCCGAATATTAGCGGATCAGACTTGCCAAAGATTGCTATACCGGGTTTACCGATCGACCAGCCCAAATGTTGCAGAAACGAATCAATATCAATCCACACACCGCAGTCCTGAACTAGCCATACTAAATCCGTATAGGAAACGTCTGACAGAAACGGCTCGACCAGTTTCAGTTCATCCTTGACGCCGACCTGTGTCAATTCATGCCCATGTGACTGCAACATGGATATTAAAGCGGGCCAGCAAGGATAATTCTTGGCATTTATTTTCCCGTTTCGCAATGGTTTAGCGAAGCAGTGAATCAATATTTTCATGCGCACATCTCCCGAAAGGCATCAACCAACGAGCGTTTCCAGCTACGCAATGCCATCCATCTGTAGATGTTGTGATTGTCCGGCGTTGTCCCGCGCGCCTGCGCCTCGGCAAGACTAATTACGTTTTCTCCTTCGAATATGTCTGGATAGCAGCAGGCTATTGTTGGATTGCACTTTTGCTTGATCTCTGGCAGTAGGCTTTTGAATATAATATGATCGCCCAGCCCATTGTCCAGATAGAACAGTTTGGACGGCTTTCGCTCGATTCCCCATTTTTTCAGATAATGCTCGAATATCTCCTCATCATGCGCCCATAGCGCCGGATCGCCAGTCCGGATCCCGCCCTCGGGATTGCGTAGATGCCACGTCACAGCATCGGGTGTGACGATCAGCTTGTAGCCAAGCCGGAATAATTCGTGCGTGAAGATGGTTTCTTCCCGATGTGCCACCTTCGATAAGCTGAGGTCATAGTGAGCCAGGTTGCGACGATAGAGGAATGTCGAGTGCAGATGCTCGGCCTCGATATCCCGTGCCAGTCCGAAACCCCATTGTGCGTTGGGACCGTCTATCTCGGCTATCAATGCTTTCTGTTGCGCGGACATCGATCCTGGGGGTATGGGCACCAGACCAGCAACCGCCCCGATGTCATCACGCATTTTACCAAGCAGCGTTTCGAGTGCGTTCGGTTCCGGCATGTTATCATCATCCAAACGCCAAATCAGATCCTCTGCCATTGTCTGGCTGGTTTCGTGGCAATGATGCTGCCCAAGTTTCTTCCCGAAGATGAACTGCCACTTGACGCCCTTCCGATCGAGCATTTGGAGCAGGTAGCGATAGACTGGTCTATCACGCAAGTCGATAGGCTGCTCGTTATCGTCGAAAATGATAAGCGCATCCGGTAGACGTGTTTGCATGATGATGCTCATCAATGTGAGCGGTAGGGTGGAATCGTATCGGCCCTTCGTTGGCACCATAGCTAGCACATGCGGTTCTTGATCCACCTGCCATTTCAGAAGCATCAGCGATTCGCTCTTTGGTACGCCGTCCACCATGATTTTCAGTTCGGTATCGGGCATATTTAGAAACCGTCCATCCAGGCTGACATACTTATATCGGAAACCGGGAAAGTCCTTCTCAGTAAGCTGGTGCAGCTTGTGGTGCCCACCCCAAAAGCCCTTCGGCTCGTTGTAAGGCATCGAGGCGAGCAGGCATCTGCAATGCCGCTTTAACTCCTGGGCCAGCTCCCGCCCGTTGCTTAGATGCTCCAGCACCTCGAAGGCGATGATGGTGTCCCAATCACCGAGTTCCCATTCCTCCTCAAGATTGGCTTGAATGAACTCGCCCTGCGGGAAATTATCCCGAGCAAATTCAAGCACCGCCTCGTCGTAGTCGGCGCCGGTGTATTCGACATCCGCCGGCAGGAACTTCAGCGCATAGCCAGACGAGCAGCCGATTTCAAGCACGCGCCTGCCCGTGACGTTCTTGGCCGCCCACTCGTAGCGCACGCGCTCGCGCGGATACTTCTCGAACTCGATCTTGTCGTCCTTGCTGAACACCGCCCGTTCATAGGTATTGCCAAGGCGCCACTGATACCAAGCCGGGTTATATTTCTTGGCGAGTTTCAGGGCATTGCGTTGAAACTTCTTCGGCCATTCGGGGTCGTGCTTCATCGTGCCTTCGCCAGCATGGTAGATCGGGAAATTACCAATCATCAATCCGCCCTCTGCCTTTGTTGGCGCGCCTTGCGGTACAGCCAGCACTTTGTAACCGAACTTCTCCGCCTCGATGCATAACGCTGTGTCTTCGCCTCCTCCTGGATTGAATTGTTCATCTAGCAAACCTGTCCGTGTGAAGACTTCCTTTTTGATCATCACGCAAAAGAACACGAGGAATTCCCGACCAGCTGGATCGGAGAATCCCTTGAGCGGTCCCGTGATGCCAGCACCCAGCCAGGGATTTTTAAACGGCTCGTACAGGATGCGGATCCATTCATCCTTCGGCTGCTCAAGCAGAATGGTGTCGTTATTCAGCAGAACGACATGTTCGCCTCTGGCCGCCGTAACGCCGAGATTGTTTGCGCCGGCATAACCCAACGCATTGTCGGACCAGAGCAGGCGGAAAGGCTCACCCAAGGATTCAACATATTCCCGCGTCCCATCCGTGCAGCCGTTGGCGACGATCAGCACTTCCTTATCGGTGAGGTCCGTGTACTTGACAAGCGATTCCACGCACGGCCTCAGGCAATCATCCAAGTGATTATAGGTCGGTATAATTATGCTGATCATGTTAGATGTGGGTAAAGTAAAGTCCCGAAGGCATGAAGTAGATTACATCAGCCGTCACCGCATAGCCGACAACCCGAATCGCGTCGTCCGTTCCTGTTGGCTGCGCGGCCACGATAGCGCCAGCCGTCGCCGTATCGACATAAAGCGTCGCGCCTGGCGTCCAGTTCCACGTGTCGTCACGCACGAAGCTTCCAGGCAGCGCGACGTTCATCGCTTGACCGTCGGTTTTGCTCTCCAGGCTTATGCCAAGCAAACCATCAGTCGTTGCAGCCGCGTCGGCATCTGTCTGCCACCATTCACCATCGGATTTGAGATAAACCAAATCCATGATGGTAATAGATGCGCCAGCCGCGAAGGTATTTGTGCTTGGCCCGTTAGCCGTATGATCGGTATCGGGCGTTCCATCCAAAGTCAAGACGCCGGAGTAGCCGCTTATGCCGCTATAACCAGAGATACCTGACCATCCAGAGATGCTGGAATAGCCCGACCAACCTGATATTCCGCTCCAGCCGGACTTACCTGACCAACCAGAAATCCCACTCCAGCCCGAATATCCCGAGATACCGCTCCAGCCAGACCATCCAGAAATCCCCGACCAGCCAGACCAGCCTGAAATACCGGACCAGCCGCTCCAACCGGAAATCCCGCTCCAACCTGAATAACCGCTTATACCGGACCAACCGCTCCAGCCGGAGATACCAGACCAGCCGCTCCAACCTGATATTCCACTCCAGCCCGACCAGCCGGAGATACCACTCCAGCCCGAAATGCTTGAATAGCCAGACCAGCCTGATATTCCCGACCACCCACTCCATCCCGATATGCCGCTCCAGCCGCTATAGCCACTGATTCCTGACCAGCCCGACCAACCACTGATCCCCGACCAGCCACTGATACCGCTCCAACCAGAAATGCTCGAATAGCCGCTGATGCCTGACCAACCGCTCCACCCCGAGATGCCCGAGTAGCCGGACTCGCCTCCGCCGGCACCTGAATATCCGCTGATGCCTGACCAGCCAGAATATCCCGAAATGCCACTCCAGCCGCTGATTCCTGAGTAACCAGATTGCCCGCCGCCTGTTCCACTCCAGCCTGAGATGCCGGAATAGCCACTGATTCCTGACCAGCCGGACCAACCGCTAATTCCCGACCATCCCGACCAGCCGGAAATGCCCGAATAACCTGAGATCCCTGACCAGCCAGAATATCCGCTGATGCCGCTCCAACCGCTATATCCCGAAATCCCGCTCCAACCACTCCAACCTGATACGCCAGACCAGCCGCTAATGCTGGAGTAGCCACTTATTCCGGACCAGCCCGAGTAACCCGATTTCCCAGAGTAACCTGATTCACCTCCGCCAATCCCCGACCAACCACTATACCCAGATATGCCAGACCATCCAGAATAACCACTGATTCCGGACCAGCCCGAATATCCGCTGATGCCAGAGAATCCTGACATGCCTGAGAAGCCAGACTGCCCACCGCCAACACCAGACCAACCACTATACCCAGATATGCCAGACCATCCAGAATAACCACTGATGCCACTGTAGCCGCTATAAGCCGAAATACCTGAGTAACCCGAGATGCCCGACCATCCAGAATATCCAGAAACCGAACTGTACCCTGAAATCCCTGACCACCCACTATAGCCCGAGACTGAACTGTAACCACTGATGCCAGAATAGCCGCTCTGCCCGCTGTATCCGCTCGTTCCGCCCGCCGCTTCAATGGCAGCCAGCCGCGCCTTGACATCAGAGTACCCACCCTTTGGTGCCGTGCCGAGCTCGGTCTCGATCGCTATGATTTCATCTTTCAGGAGGTTATGATGCGCCGCCACGATGTAGCCGTACACAACCAATCCAGACGTGTGGGTAGCTGCCGCGGATCCATCGTAACCGCGTGTGCAGCCGAGGAAATTTGTCGCGTCCTTCGACGTGTACTTGATGACCTCCGTGCCTATCGAGATGACGCCTTCAGTGGCAAATAGCGCTGTGGACGTAACCGGAATCGTTGTGATTGCGGCATCAATGAGTGATGATAGGGTTGTGCTGGCGAGGTTCGCTGCCGTGAGCAAGTCCGTATTTGCCGCCAATGCGCCCGGATAGATTGTCATCTATTGTAATCCCTGTAAAGTTTTTACTGAACTCAATGCCAATCCCTGAACGGTTTTAACGCTCGCTTGCGCAAGTCCCTGCGTGGTCTTGATGGCCGAGCCGCCGGCTGCCGGTTCCACCGCTGCTCTGACGGCATATTCATAATCCCAACCCCCACTTATTGCAGCATCAGTAGCAGGAAATCCGTCATTGTAATAAGTTTTTGATGTCGTATACTTGGCTGCATCGGAGCTAGACCAAAGATAAG